ATGATACAGATAATTTAGATATAGAAAAAGTAAAAGACTTTGTTAAATCTCTTAAACCAAAATCAAAAGGAAAAGAATTAGAAGTTAGAGATTATCAGCTTGATGCTATACAATGTGCATTAAGTAATCACAGAGGTATGTTAGTATCACCTACAGCGAGTGGAAAGTCATTAATCATATATGCACTTATAAGATTCTATCATTATTTACTAAAAGATAAGAAGATATTAATACTAGTGCCAACTACATCATTAGTAGAACAGATGTATTCAGATTTTATTGACTATGGTTGGAATGATAAATACTTACATAGAATATATCAAGGTCATGAGAAAGACACAGATAAACCTGTAATCATTTCAACATGGCAGTCACTCTATAAGTTAGATAAAAAATATTTTGAAAATTTTGGATGTGTTGTTGGAGATGAGGCACATCTATTTAAATCTAAGTCATTGACTACAATCATGACTAAATTGATTAACTGTAAGTATCGTTTTGGAATGACAGGCACTTTAGATGGCACACAGACACATAGATTAGTTTTAGAGGGATTATTTGGCAAGGTAGAAAAAGTAACATCCACAAAAGAGTTAATGGATAAAGATACTTTAGCTAGTCTTAAAATTAAGTGTCTAGTGCTAAAACATAAAGAAAATGAATGTAAAGAAGTAAAGGACTTAAAGTATAGTGAGGAACTACAGTATATAGTCGCTCACAAGACTCGTAACACCTTTATTTCAAGACTTTGTGATAAATTGAATGGTAATACACTCTGTTTATATCAACTAGTCGAAAAACATGGTTTGGTGTTGTACAATCTAATGAAAGACTTTGATAGAAAAGTATTCTTTATACATGGTGGAACAGACACAGAAACAAGAGAAAAAATTAGAGCAATAACGGAGAAAGAAACAAATGCAATCATTGTCGCATCGTATGGTACATTTAGTACTGGTATTAATATTAGGAACTTGCATAATATCGTGTTCGCAAGTCCATCTAAGAGTAGAATACGAGTGCTCCAAAGTATCGGCCGTGGGTTGCGAAAATCAGATAAAGGGAATATACAAACAACGCTTTTAGATATTGCTGATGATTTTACATATAAAGATAAAAAGAATTTTACTTTAAATCACTTTCTAGAACGAATAAATATATACAACGAAGAAGAATTTGATTACGAAATAGATAGGATAAGGATATGACAGACAACACTACTAGAGTAATAAAATTGGCAAATGGTGAGAGTATCGTTTGTACTTGTATACCCACACGAACAGATGAAGCTTCTACTAAACTACATGTACTACATCCATTAAAAATGGAATTAAAAAATAGAATCACCAAGAAAGGTGTTGTTGAGGCGTTATCTTTATCTCGTTGGTTACAACCTTTTACAGAATCAGATGAATTTGATATTGAGAAATCAACAATCATAACAATCACACAAGCATCATATGCTTTAAATAATTACTATCAATTTATGTTAGATTCTTATAGTGCAGCTGATGCCGAAACAAATGAACCTATTATGCAACCCAAGAAAGAAGAAATATACGAAGAAGAAGATGAATTAGATAATTCAGAGGAAGTAAGACAAATGTATAATGAATATGTTTCAGTATTAAATAGCGATAATAAAGAAAAAGAAATGGTACAAGAGGAAATGTCAGAAGAAGAATTAAATGATTTACCTATTTCAAATACTAAACATTAACATCCCTTTAGTACTATAGTATTATCTCGGCGGGAACATACCGATTATAAAGGATAAAACAACTATTGTCAAGTTAATTTTACAAATAAATTTAATTAAATAAAATACAAATAAACATTGACAAAACATGTTCAATTTAGTATTATAACATCATGACTACAACAAAGAAAAAAGGCGTACATTACATAGACAATAAAGAGTTTCATGCAGCTATGATTGCATGGAAAGAATTGTGCAAAGAGGCAGAAGAAGCTGGAGAAGAAAAACCTCAAGTAACGAATTACATAGGTGAGTGTTTTTTAAAGATTGCAAATGGATTATCATACAGACCTAACTTTATTAATTATACTTATCGTTCTGAAATGGTTTCTGATGGTATAGAAAACTGTTTACAATATATACATAACTTTGACCCAGATAAGTCAAAGAATCCTTTTGCATATTTTACACAAATTATATACTATGCATTTTTAAGAAGAATTCAAAAAGAAAAGAAACAAACTCATATCAAAAATAAAATGATTGAGAAACAACAATATGAAACCTATACTGTGAATGAAGGCGATGATACAGTTTATGATGTAAGAGGTTTTGACCCAGACATTATGTTGCCTGATGAAGATGTATATAAAGTAAAGAAAAAAGAAAAGACAACAACACCAGAGGGGTTAGAAACCTTTATGGAAACTTCTGAAACCGATACAGAAACTACTTAATGAAAATAGCAATAATTACTGATACTCATTTCGGTGCAAGAAATGATAATGTGAATTTTAATGAATACTTCTATCAATTTTATGAGGGAGTGTTCTTTCCATATTTACAACAAAACAATATTAAAACAGTATTACATTTAGGTGATTGTTTTGATAGGCGTAAGTATGTTTCATATAAAACAGCAAAAGATTTTAGAGAGAGATTTATATTACCATTTAATGTATTAGGAATAGACTTACATATGTTGGTTGGTAATCATGATATCTATTATAAGAATACAAGTGAAGTAAATTCTCTTACCGAATTACTAGGTGGTAAACATAATAACATACACATCTATGATGAAGCAACAGAAGTAGAATTTGATGGTTTACCAATATTACTTATGCCATGGATTACACAGTCAAATCAAATCTATGCAGAGGGTATGATTGATGAAACTAAAGCTGATGTATGTATGGGTCATCTAGAAATAAATGGTTTTCAAATGAACAAGAATGTTATCGTATCACAAGGTGGTCGTGAAAAAGAATTCTTTAGAAAGTTTGACACAGTTATGAGTGGACATTTTCATCACAAGTCAGATGATGGTCAAATCTATTATCTTGGCACACCATACGAATTGTATTGGAATGACTGGGAAGATAAAAAAGGATTTCATATTTACGATACAGAAACAAGAGAGTTAGAAAGAATAATCAATCCATATACGATATATGAAAAGATATATTATGATGATTCAAAAGAAAACTATAAAGAACATGATACATCAAAGTATCAAAACAAATATGTAAAACTCATTGTAGTAGTTAAAAAAGATTTATATCAGTTTGACCAATTCCTAGACAAGTTATATTCGGCAGATGCTTTTGATATAAAAATTGTCGAAGATTTTTCAGACTTAGATGCAAGTTCAGTATCAGATGATATTGTAGAAAATACAGAGGACACAGTAACACTACTAAACAAATACATTGATGATTTACCTATTGACTTAGAAAAAGATAGATTAAAGAATCAAATGAAATCTTTATATACAGAGGCACAAGACTTAGACTTAGAATGATTATATTTGAAAAGGTTCGTTGGAAAAACTTTCTTTCCACAGGAAACCAATTTACAGAAATAGATTTGAATCGTAATGAAACTACACTTATCATAGGTGAGAATGGTGCTGGTAAATCAACAGTACTTGATGCATTATGTTTCGCATTGTTTGGAAAACCATTTCGTACAATAAGTAAATCTCAATTAGTCAATACAGTTAATGCTATGGAAACTGTAGTGGAGATTGAATTTAGTATTGCAAGTAGAAAGTATAAAGTCATTCGTAGTATCAAACCAAATAAGTTTGAGATATGGCAAAATGGTGTCATGTTAAATCAAGAAGCTAATAATCGTGATTATCAAAAGATACTGGAACAACAAATACTAAAACTAAACTATCGTTCATTTACACAAGTTGTAATATTAGGCAGTTCAACCTTTGTACCATTTATGCAATTAAAGGCAAAATTTAGGAGAGAGGTTGTTGAAGACTTATTAGATATTAAAATATTTTCAACAATGAATATATTGTTAAAACAAAGATTAAAAGATTTAGTTGCAGAATTACAAGAAGTAGAATATAATTATAAGTTATCTGGTGAAAAAATAACTATGCAAGAAGCTTATATTAAAGAAACTAATTCTAACAAAGATTCAATAATAGAATCAAAACAAAATGATTATCATTCCAATTCAGTATCATTAGATGAAAAGATAAATGATAAGAAAGTATTAGAAGAAACTCAGAAAACACTATTTGAATCAGTTAAAGACCAAATCAATGTAGAATCTAAAGATGTTAAATTAAAAGATATACGCTCTACACTTATAGAGAAAAAGAAAGAAAAGGATACCATGATTAAGTTCTTATCAGAGAATGAAGATTGCCCTGCTTGTGAACAACATATAGACAAAGACTTTAAAAATAAAATGATAGATATTAAAAAGGTTGAATCAAATGATATTTTAGATGGTCTATACAAAATGGAATCTGAATTAGATAAAACAAAAAATAGATTAGATGAGATAAGTGGAATTACAAATAAGATACAGGATAACTCAATACAGATTGCACAGTTAAATACATCTATAAAAGAATTAGAAAAATTTCAAGAAAGATTATCTAATGAAATTACAGAATTAGAAAAGAGTGCTGTAAATAATTCAGATAAAGAAAAACTAAAAGTATTGAAAGAAGAATTTGATGGTATAGAAAAGAACAGAAAAGATTTAAAAGAGGAAAAGGTTTACAAAGAAGCATCAAGGGCTATGTTACAAGACACAGGTATTAAGACTAAAATTATTAAACAGTATCTACCTATCATGAATCAGTTGATTAATAAGTATCTGGCATCTATGGAATTCTATGTTAACTTTAGTTTAGATGAAAACTTTGATGAAACAATTAAATCAAGATTTCGTGATAACTTTAATTATGCTTCATTTAGTGAGGGTGAGAAAATGAGAATTGACTTGGCACTATTATTTACATGGAGAGCAATTGCTAAAATGAAAAATAGTACCAACACTAATCTATTAGTATTAGATGAGATATTTGATAGTTCACTAGATAGTGCTGGAACAGATGAGTTTTTAAAAATACTAAACACACTAGAGGGTGAGAATGTATTTGTGATAAGTCATAAACAAGATGTATTAGTGGACAAGTTTAAACATACACTTAAATTTGAGAAGAATAAAAACTTTAGTAAAATGGTGATGGCATGACAAACACAAAACATTTAATACATAGAACATTAGATATTGGAAGTGGATTAATACTTTCTATTATAATACAGTTAACAATATTTCCATATTATGGTATATACATTGAGGTATGGGCAATGTTTCATCTAGCAATCATATTCATGGTAGTGAGTATTATTCGAAGTTATCTATGGTCAAAATATGTATTTAAATATGGAGAATCTAAATGAGTGATGTATCAAAATTATTAGAACCAAATAATCTTATATTACGAACCCGAATGGAATCTGTAAGTAAGGAATGTGATAGAGAAAAAGTTAGACAAGATTTGATAGATTCTATGGAGCACTATCAAGGCGTTGGTTTATCTGCAAATCAAATAGGTATTGCAGAAAGAGCATTCATTCTGTATGAAGATATTAATACTAGAAAAGTACTTACATGTTTTAATCCTAAAATAGTAGAAACATCAAAAGAAGAAATATCAATAAATGAGGGATGTTTAACATACCCAGGTGTATGGTTAATGGTCAAAAGACCGATTGCAATCAAAGTTGAGTTTGAAGATGAGAAAGGTAAAAAACATAAAAGAACATTTGATGGTTTAACATCTAGAATATTTCAACATGAATATGACCACATGGAAGGTACCGACTTTACACAGAAGGTATCTAGATTGAAAATAGAGAGAGCCATGAAAAAACTCAATAAAACAGTCAAGAAACTACAAAAGTCTAAATGAGAATCATTCTCATTAACTAGTGATTTTACTGATATTGTATAATATTCGCACAATCTTATTTTAAAATAATCCAATAATCCTATATAAATCAACAGCATAGAACCCTTGACAATTCCTGTTAGACCTGTCATACTGGCTATGTAAACTGAATTGAGAGAGTAGATTT